CAGGCTATATCGGCATCCACGAGGAGCCGGATTACACCAACATGACAGCGTCTGACACTGTTGTTGATGGAATCAAGCTGTTCGCTGACTACGCTGACGGCATCGTCAAGGGAACAATCACAGCGGCAACTACTCCGGTCACAGAGGGGGAATGACATCGGCTCTTCGCCAGACCGCGCCTGAATACACCGAATCTGATCTCTCCGCAATGACAAAGGCAGAATTGCTCGACATTGTGGAGAGTCTCGGTATTGAGGGAGTGACGAGTCGAAACACTAAAGCGGAGATCATTGCCGCAATCATGGGAGGTTGATCATGCTAAAAATTCTCGATGAAATCTGCGACACAATCCACAATTTTTTCGTTGTGAGAGGCGGTGTCCACAGAGGAGATTTCAATATTGTTGACGGTCAGCTCCAGTGCTCCTTTCTGAGGGAGAATCAGTATTTCCGAGTCGTTGGATCTGTGTTCAACGATGGAGTTTGGAAGTACGGCAGCGGCGAAATGACAGATGAGGAGTTCAATGGAGAGGTTTGGGAGATGGCTGTGCCGATGGCACTCATCTCCCTTCTTTCTGAAATTGAGACATGGAATGAGAAATACGGATCGATCGACAGCGGAAACATGAGTCCGTATCAGTCGGAGTCATTCAATAACTACTCCTATTCGAAGGCATCGGTCACAAGAGGAGACGGATCATCGGGAACACTCCCGATGACATGGAAGGATGTTTTTGCTGACCGGCTGAACAGATGGAGGAAACTGGGATGAGTCTGATAAACGCATACATGTCAGAGTGCATGTTCCTCATCAAAACCAAAGCTCCGGACGGCATGGGCGGCATGATCAACGTGTGGACGGATGGAGCAAAATTCGAGGCGGCAATCGGCAAGGACAGCACGACAGCCGGTCGTGTCGCTGAACAGGAAGGAGTGACGGCGATCTATACCGTCACAGTCAAAAAGAACATCATGCTTGAGCCGTTCGATGTATTCAGGAGACTCTCTGATGGGAAAGTGTTCCGTGTCATGTCGTCTATTGTGGACAATGTGACACCGCCTACATCAGGGATGAACATCGGACAGGTCTCGGCTGAGGAGTACATCCCAGTATGAGCGGACGGATGACGCAGATTGCGACCGCCCTGTATGACTTTTGGTCTTCGTTCGGGATGCCGGCATTCCCTGAGGGGAGTGTTCCGGAAAAGCAGGCGCTTCCGTACATCACCTATCATGTCACCTATCCTGAGTGGAAAGAACAGTCGTCAATCTATGCGACTGTGTTTACTCACAGTCCGTCATATGTTCCTCTCGCCCAGGTCGTTGATCAGATCGAGGAGACGATCGGTGAAGGAGTACAATTGGACACTGAGGACGGATTCCTGATGCTCTACAAGGACAGAAATATCATGCAAATTCAGCCGCAAGAGGACATCAATATCAAGGCGGCATATCTGTCTCTCATTATTGAGGCGGATCTTTAAGGAGAAAAACCTATGGGAAGAAAATTCACTAAAATTCCTACTGATACATTCGAGAGCCTGACTCTCAATGCCGGTGTTCTCGCCAAAAATTTCAATCCCACGACAGGTGAGATTCAGAACAATGACATTTTGGGTGCAACGACTGGAGGACTCCAGTTCAGTCACACGCATGAATTCGTTGACTTTGGTGAGGACATCGACAACTGTGCGAAGAACACAAAAGAGCTGAAGGACATCAACGACACGACAACAACCGTTTCCGGAACCATGCTGACAATGAAGGCGGAAACAATCGCTCGTCTGATGATCGGAGATGTCGATGAACAGAATGCGAAGCACATTGTTCCGAGAAATGTTTTGAAAGACACTGATTTCGCTGACCTGTGGCTCATCGCAGACTATGGAAAGACTGATGGAAAAGCTATCGCGATTCATATGATGAACACACTGTCAACTGCCGGTTTTGCGATGCAGACAACTGACAAAAACAAAGGTCAGTATGCATTCGAATTCACAGCACACTATTCTCTGAACGATCAGGACACTGTTCCTGTGGAGGTCTACATCGGATAATATGAGGAAACTGTCGGACTACAAAAACGAGGAGGCTTTCGACCTCCTCGCCGACATCCTCGAACCTTGTGCGGAGATTATGACCGACAAAGAGGCTGTCGATATGATTATGAGCGATGCCAATAGATTAAAAGGTGTTTCGCTCATGATCAAAAACCATAAAAGCACTATAAAACTGATCTTAGCGAGAATGGATCAGTGTGATCCTGAATCGTATGAAGCCGGTTTTTTCGCACTTCCGAGGAGGGTTCTTGAAGTTGTCAATGATAAGGAGCTTCTCGCTTTTTTTATGGAACAGCAGACCGAAACTTTAAAAGAGTCTTTTGGATCTGCCAAGGAGAATACAGAGGAGTCAGAAAACTAAAACCGTTCGTCAACTATGTTCTCTCGAAATACGAGGCTGAACAAAGACGGACGGCTTTTTTCGTATATGTCACTGATCAGCTATTTTATCAGGCACAAGGAAAAACACACACTCAGAGGTTCATAGAAATTCTCAATCGAGAATCGAAGAATGTGGAAACTCGAAGCGCTGAGGAAATCGTTGAGGAAGTGGTCAGAAAAACAGGAATCACAATTGTTAAGGAGGACAATGAATGAATGTATTTGAGTTAGTAGCAAAATTGACATTGAACTCCGATGAATTCAAAAAGGGGATGGATGAAAGCGAGCAGAAGGCAACTGGATTCGGCTCAAAGCTGAAATCTGTCATCGGCGGCGGAACAAAGGTCGCGATCGGTGGTCTCGTTGCGGCAAGCACTGCGGCGGCATCATTTGGAAGTCAGCTCGTTTCCGGAGTGTCGCAGATTGCCCAGTTCGGCGATAACATCGACAAAATGTCGCAGAAGATGGGCATGTCTGCCCAGTCCTATCAGGAGTGGGATGCTGTTCTTCAGCATTCCGGAACCTCGATTGAGGCGATGAAAACCGGCATGAAGACTCTCGCAACTGCGGCGGAGACTGGATCAGATGCTTTCAAAACACTTGGAATCTCTCAGAATGAACTGAAATCACTGAATCAGGAACAGCTGTTCGAGAGGACGATCACAGCACTTCAGAATGTCGAGGACGAAACACAGAGAACATATCTCGCGTCAAAACTCCTCGGCAAAGGCGGAACTGAACTCGGTGCTCTGCTGAATACATCAGCCGAGGACACACAGAAGATGCGTGATAGAGTCCATGAACTCGGCGGAGTCCTGTCTGATGAGGCAGTAAAAAATGCGGCGGCATTTCAGGACAGTCTGCAAGACATGACGACAGCAATGTCGGGAATGAAGAATCAGCTGATGGCTGAATTCCTCCCATCATTCAAGATCATCATGGACGGTCTGACGGAGATTTTCGCAGGCAACGGAGGAGCCGGTGTCGAGCTTGTCCGGAGTGGACTTGAAGCAATGTGGACGCAGATCTCTGAAATGATCCCACAGATCGGGGAGACGATGAAGACTCTCACCGAGGGAATGATTCAGATGCTCGTTGAGGCGCTTCCGGAATTCCTAGACATGGGATTCAATGTGATCAATTCACTGATCGGCGGCATTCAGAACAACATGCCGGCAATCCTGTCGACAATCATCTCGCTTGCGACAAACATGCTTTCGATTCTTATTCAGCGACTTCCGGAATTCATCGGAATGGGTCTGAAATTGATTGCATCGCTTGTCTCCGGTGTGCTTCAGGCGACACCGAACATTCTGTCAGCAATTGGTCAGCTTCTTTCTCAGATGGTGTCATCGTTCATGTCGTATGACTGGGCATCACTCGGAAAGAACATCATTGACGGAATCGTGAGCGGACTGAAAGCGGCAGGCGGAGCAATTGGAAACATGCTGATGAATCTCGCGAAATCGGCTTTTGACGGAGTAAAGAAATTCTTTGGAATTGCATCGCCTTCAAAATTGATGCGAGATGAAATCGGTAAATTCATTCCGCAGGGAATTGCTGTCGGTATCGAAGCGAACGCTGACAGCGTGTACAAAGCGATGGATGACCTCAGCAACATGACAGAAGCCGCGTACAGTCCCGAAATCGGCTCTGTGAGCGTAGGAAGCGCGGCGGATGATTCATCCATCATCTCGGAGCTGAGATCGCTTAAAAACGCGATTATGGGCATGAATGTCGTCCTTGATACAGGATCGACAGTCGGCGGTATTGCATACGCAATGGACTCAAAGCTCGGCACGATTACAGGTTATAAGCAGAGAGGTAATTGATATGTCATCAACGCAAGCAAAGAGACTGCATAGTGTCAACTTTGGACAAAAGAATACGTGGGATGACTGGAAACTTATACCGATTAAAAGACCGGTATTCGATCCGCCTTCGCACAAATACATATCCGTTGACATTATGGGTGCGGATGGTGAGATTGATCTGTCAGATGCATTGACTGATTATCCGGTTTTTAACAACAGGCGCGGAACGTTAAAGTTCAGAATGTTTGCTACGGAAAGAAAAGCCTCTTCTCGATATTCTGAAATCATGAACTATCTGCATGGACAGCGAATGCAGTGCATTCTTGACGAAGAACCTGAATACTATTATTACGGCAGATTCACCGTGTCAGGATTCGAATATAAGCGCATTGGTGAGTGGGCAGACATTGCGATTGATTACAACGTAGATCCTTATAAATATCTCATTCAGAGTAGTACAGAAGAATGGCTCTGGGATCCATTCAATTTTGAAACAGGAGTTATCAGAAACTATCATCAGTTAACTGTTGACGGTGTAACTCCATATACTCTGATTGGCTCAAGGATGCCTGCGGTTCCAAAATTCAATGTCCAACTAACAAGCGGAGATTCCATGACTGTTACATTTGACGGAAAGAATCATACTCTGACTGAAGGGAACAATATTGTAGCTTCCATCGTTTTCGTTGAAGGAGAAAACGTAATTGTGTTCAATGGGCATGGCACAGTTACTGTTGACTTCAAAGGAGGCTCGTTATGAAAATCACAGCCCAGTCGGAAAACAACGCACAGGAGATTCTTCGATTTCAAACGAATCACACATCATACGGAGGCTATTGGAGCGCAGTCAGGATTGTCGGATGGATCACACAGGATACAACGAACAAAAGGACTACTTTATTCTTCAAATGGCAACGTTCCTGTGAGAAGAACAGTCCATTTTGGAATGATTCACACTCCTACACAGTCAGCCTTGCCGGTCAGACTAACACAGTTAGTTTTGCGCTCGGCAAGGCGACAACTGCGTGGGCAGATTTGTGTCCGGCTCAATCAATAACTGTCGCACATGATTCATCAGGAGCATTCTCCGGATCTTTATCGGCTACAGGGTATAAATATTGGGAGAGTGATTCGGGCAGTGTTACGGTTGAATTCCCAACCATCACGAGCGATGAACCTACACCGGAGCCTCCGGCACCGATCGAGACGGATGATAATCCTCACTATTACATTTATGTAGACGGAGAGCTTCTGTACACAAATGGCATGAAGGAATATCTGCTGATCAATCCGATCCTTACACTTGAGGTAAACAAGAGCGGATCACTGACATTCGATATACCGACAACTAATATCATGTATGAAAGGCTCGCAGAACTGAAAAGCACTGTGGAAGTCAGACAAGGCAATGAGGTTCTTTTTAGAGGCAGAATCATCAGCCAGGAGAGGAATTTTTACAATACAAAATCCGTTTATTGTGAAGGGTATCTTTCGTGGCTTTATGACTCTGTTCAGAAACCGTATACGTTCAATGGTTCTGCGAGAGATCTGTATATCAGGATGCTTGCCAATCACAATGCACAGGTCACCGCTGACAGGAAAATATATCTCCAGTATTGCGACATCAGCACGAATGTTAAGGTAGAAAACAAGAATCCTATAAAGACATTAAAAGATTTGCAAACAAACCTTTTGGATGCTCTTGGAGGATTCTTGGTTCCGTATTACACTCAAGCCGGCACTTCCACTATGTACCGTTCATCTTATGACCGTAACACCTCACAGGTGATCCAGTTTGGGAAGAATCTTATAGATTTTCGAGAGCTGATCGATGCATCAGAAGTGTTCACGGCAGTCATGCCTGTTGGCAAGGATGGACTGATGCTGAGCGGAAATGGATATGTTCAGGATGACAATGCTGTAAATGCCTATGGGCGGATCATTGAGGTTGTCAATTTCCCTGACATTGTAAATGCTTCTCAGCTCGAACAAGAGGCGAGAAACTATCTGCGTACAGGCATTTCTCTTGCGTCTACGATTGAAATCAATGCGATAGATCTTCACTATCTGAATAGAGATGTGGAGAAAATCAGAATTGGCGACACAGTAAGGTTGGTATCGGTGCCGCATGAAAAAGATGTGTATATGATAACGACAAAAATGAAGCTCGCGCTTCAGGATGCATCTAAAAATCAATATACCTTCGGCACTATTCCGAAAGGCATAACAGACCTTCAGAAAAAATCTGATGCGAACAGATATGTCATCACTGAATAAGGAGGATTGATATGGCAGACATTCAGACATTACTGCAAAAAATCATGAGCGCCATTTATGGCGAGGAAGTTCGTGGATCCATTCATGATGCGATTGAAGCGATGAATGAGGAAGTTGAGGTCATCAAGGCAATTGATGTCACTGTTGATCACAATGAAATTGTTGACGCCAGAACGGATGATGAAGGAACTACTCATTCGTCTCTCGGTGTTGCACTTCGATCTATTGGTCCGAGAGTTACTGACGTAAAAAACGCTGTAAATACACT